GGTTAAGCGACCTAACGAAGAAAAACCCATTTCGTTTTTTGAGCCACTTTGACACATGAACTCGAGTTTTTTCTTTCTCACGACCTACCTTCACTTTTTTCTGTTTTGCTTTGGTTTTAATCTGTAACCCATTGACAATTTTTGCAGATACAAAATTATTGAGCTATGACTAAAGCACGCGTTTACAAAAAATCAGCTGACCGCGACATTCGTTTTTCAAAAAGCATGTCGGCCGAGGAATCTATTGGTGAGTTGAAGCCGATGCAGGACGTTTACATTCTGACCTTTGGACAATTTTCTTTGGTCGATGCGCTGGTCCACGTTTTGAAACAGACCGGACCGGCCAACGTGGATCTCTCGACTTGGACTGCGGCCGACGCGCATTTGGAGCGGACCAAGGCTTTGATGGACAGTGCTGACATCCTGCGATTTCGCATGATTGTCGATCGTTCGTTTGAAAGCCGCCAACCCGAATACGTTTACCATATGCAGAAACTGTTTGGCGTGGCCTGTATTCGCGCCATCCGCACGCACGCGAAATTCTTTGTTGTGTCGAACGACCGCTGGAAAGTGGTTGCGCGGACGAGCATGAACTTGAACGAGAATCCTCGTCTGGAGAATATAGAAATCAGCACCGACCCGGCCTTTGCAGATTTCTTGACTGACGTGGTTGATGGAATCTTTTCTGAAATTGAAGAAGGTAAGAACTTTTCTCCGATGCCGGAACTCGCAGCGATTGAGCAGGCGAGTCCTTTCAAGCTTGTCCAAGCGGACTTTATCAAAAACACCGTGATACCCTCTGCCACACATGAACTTAAAAAGCCGTGAGCATCTAAACGATGATGCGCCTTTTGGACTGTTTGAGATCTACGACTCGCACCGCAAAAACTACGAGGAAGCGATTCGCAGAATTGCTGAAGAGGGCCAGGTTGTGCGTGATATGCGCGGCGCAGTCGTGCCTCACCCTTCGCTGGAGATCCAGCAAAGCAGCGCCGATGCGATGGTGCAGATCCTGACAAAATACGGCAAGAAGGCGGACGTTTTACTTGATGAGTTGAACTAGACGCATGAATGACGAACTGCAAATTGATGCGCTGGCGAAGGTCAACGCGTCGAACATAGTCAAAAAACTTAAAGCCGGCGGAGTGCTTACAGCCTCGCAGCAAAAAACACTTGATGATTTTCGAAGTGCGAAGTCTGGCGGCGAGTGGATTAAAGACACGTCGGCGCTGGCTAAAGAGCTAGGGCTTTCGCGTCAAACGATTTACGACACTCGCGCTAAATTTTCCGATGCACCTAAGAAGCATTCCGACGGCAAGCGCGAGAATCTGCCGGCTTGGCAGCAGTTCGTCGGCGAGAATTTGATTGGCAAGGATCACTCGAACAGGAACCTCGCCGACCTCAAAGCCGAGCTCATGCGCGAGCAGATCCGACTCGCCCGGTCGAAGAACGAACGCGAGGCCGGCGACGTGATCGATCGCGAGGTCGTCGAGGCGATGCTCGTGACCCTCGGCCAAAAGCTGGATCTGCTCTTGCGGCTCAAGCTCACGATCGAGCTCGGCCCGCGTGGCGTCGGGATGAACGCGGCGGAGCTGAACGTCGAAGGCGCCGCGATCCTGGCGGAGATCCGGGAGGTGGTGAACAGCAACATCGCCAACTTTCAGCGCGATGCGCTGGTCGAGCAGCGCAGCGACGAGCCATGATCCGCGTTCAAGTCATCTGCTTTTTCTACAACGAGGAGACGCTGGCTCGTCTTTTCGTTCAGCACTACGCGTGGGCCGACGAGATCCTCGCCGTCGTCTCGCGCTCAACGGATCGGACCCGCGAAGTGCTCGAGGCCGCGCCGAACGTCCGATTGATAAACTTCGAGGTCCCGGCCGGCATGGACGACCGCATCAAGACCGACAAGATCAACGCGCTGCTCGCCGAGCCTTCGGGATTCGACTGGAAGATTGTCGTGGACGCGGACGAATTTGTTTGGCCTTGGAACAACGAGAGCGCGCAGGACTATCTCGCGAGCGTTCCCGTTCACGTCACGGCGGTCGAGGCTCGGATGCGAAACGTCTTCCGGCATCACTCCGAGGCTGATATTGATCTCGATCGTCCGCCTGTCCCGCAGCGAAGGCACGGCGATCCGGACTACTGCTCTCACGAAAATCGAGGCTACCAAAAGCCGATCGTGATTCGATCTAGCTCCGGCATTTTGCTCGACCTCGGCAATCACCGGCAGAGAGGAGCAACCTTCGATCAATCGTGCTGGTTCGCCGGCGCACACTGGCAAAACGCCGACCCGTCGTTTGCAGTGCTTCGGCGCACGCGAGACCGCAGAGACCGGCAGAGTGAGGCGAACATTGCAGGCGGCTACGGCTTGCAAAATCACCACGTGACCGCGGATGAGATTGTGGAACTTTGTGAGGCGCGTCGGGATTGCCCCGAGATCATTCAACCATGACCGAAGCTGACCAACTCCTGGCAAACCTCCGCCTCCCGCAGCCTGACCTCTCGCCGATCTACGACTGGGCGCGCCGGCACATCATTCTGCCGGAGAGCTACGCGACGCCGGGTCCTTTCAACGTGAAGATATCGCCCTGGCTGATTCCGATCTTTGACGCGCTCCAGAATCCTCTCGTGCGCCGCGTGCACTTCCGCAAGGCCGTCCAGATCGGCGGCACGCTCGTCGCTGACATCTGGGTTCCCTGGCTGATCTGCAACGACGCCGGCCCGATCTCCTGGACGATGCAGACGGATGAGATGATTGACCGGCACGCCAAGAGCCGGCTCAACCCGATCTTCGAATCCTGCAAGCCAGTTGCGGCAATGCTGCCGAGACCAGGTCCGCACCGGACAACGACCGAGATCTACTTCGGCGGATTCTTTTTCCTGCTCAACCCGGCGAACCTTTCCAGCCAGCAATCGCAGTCGATCCGCTACAAGATCAACGACGAGATCTGGCTGCCTAAGTGGCAGGAGGTTTATGGTCATGCGGTTGCGCGTGTGTCTCGATTCGAGGAAGTCGGGCGCTCGAAAATTTACAACACGTCGCAGGCGCCGATCATGGACCTCGAGACCGGCAACGTGGAGGACACGAGCTTTCGCCAGGGCACCCAGCAGGAGTGGAGCACCGAGTGCCCGGCGTGTCACAAGATCCACCCGGTCGCGTTCGCCTTGGACAAAAACGAAGACACCGGGCTCCGTGGCGGCGTGGTCTGGGATGGCGCGGCAAAGCGGGACGATGAGACCTGGGACGTGGCGCGAGCGGTCGAGTCCTGCCGTTTCCGCTGCCCGCATTGCGGCCACGAGTCGCCGGACACGGACATGACGCGGACCGGATGGAAGCGCGCCGGGCGGTTCGTGCCGCTGAATCCGTCGGCGCCGGCCGAGATCCAGAGCTTTCGCGTCGAGTCTTTGGTCAGCCGGCCGATGCGGCTACTGGTCGAAGAATTCTGTCAGGCCGATAACCATCACGTGCGCCAGGGCGACGACATGATGAAGATCGAGTTCCGGACCAAGCGCGAGGCAAGGCCGTGGATCGTTGAGAAAAAAGTGGTGAACCTATTTGTCCAGGCGTCCGACTATACCGTTGCGCAGTTCTCGAACGGCGAAGGGATCGAGGGCGAGGTCATTCGCTTCATGGCCATCGATCGACAGCAAGATCACTGGTGGGTCGAGATCGGCGCCTTTAGTTCGTTGACCGGTCCGACCTACAAGCAACTCTATTTCGGACGCATCGAGACGCGCGACCAGCTCCGTCAAATGCAGTATCGCTATAAGGTCCAGGATGGCTGCGTGGCACAAGATCGCGGATACCGGCCGGCCGACGTTGACCGAGACTGCGCGGACTTCGGCTGGCGAGGCATGAGAGGACACGCGCGCAAGACGTGGACGATGCGCGACGAGCACACCGATGCGCTGGTCAACTTCCCGTTCTCGGAGCCCCGGGTCAGCGACTACCGCGGCGGCGACGTGTATTACTACGATTGGTCGGGCGACTATTTTAAGGACCTACTGGCGAACGCGCTTGAGGCCAAGGGCGACCTCAAATGGCTGATGCCGGCGGACGTTAATCCGCTCTACCTCGAGCACCTAAAGGGTGAGTCAAAGGTCGAGATCCGGACCGGCGTCTGGGAATGGCGCGAAGTGAAAAGCAACGCGCCGAACCACGGACTCGACACCTCGGCGATGATGCTCTGCATGGCGACGATCGCGAACGTGATCCGCTACGCGGCGCCGAAGGAATAGGGCAAAATCAATTCTATTTATGACGTCAAAAAGACCCTATGATAAACAACGATATGCTCTGTGGGCTGCAATTCCCGGTAATCGCGAAAAAGACAGAGCTAGGCAAACTGAGTACAGAAGGAAAAAAGGCATGCTCTCTAGCAAAGATGCGTTTGAGATTAAAGGCAGACGCATTTTACACAACCCAGAAGCGATGGAAAAGAGTCGGCAAACCACAAAAGCAAAAAAGGAACTTCACCCAAATGCTTCGTTTTGGAGTTTATTGTCCCCGTGTGGACAGGTATTTAAGTTCCGAAACCTGCATGCTTTTGTTGAATCTAATCAGCACTTATTTACGCCCTATCAACTAGAGCATGTTAGAAATGTAAAGGGACGACCAAGAGCACGCGTAATAGTATCGCTGAGCGAATTATCGCCAAGAAGAAAGCGAAACTGCGAAACAATCTTTGGATGGAGATGGCACATCGACGGAAAAGATCATGAAACGCTTCTAGCTGTTCTGCCTGAGCCGACCCAATAAGAAGGGCGGCTTTGACGTTTCGAGCAGTGGTATGCTCGACAACCCATTTCTCGGACTGGATACCGCGACGCTGACGGCGCTCAAGACCAAGACGATTGACGCGATCCAGGCCGTGCTGCTCAACCAAAGCTACAGCCTCAACGGCAAGAGCGTGAGCCGGGCGGATCTCAACGCGCTGAACAACATGCTCGGCAATTTGCAAGACGCATTGACCGACGCGGCCGGAACGTCAACGGATACGACCTTCATCAGCTTTAACGGCAACTAAACACCATGAGCAACGACTTCTTCGACGCGTCAAAATTGGTTTCGCAAAAACCTTGGATCGATCGCGCGCTCGAAAACATCGCGCCGACCTGGGCGCTCAAGCGTCTCGAGGCTCGCGTGCAGAAGTCTTTGTTCGAGTATAACGCGGCGCGCACCAATCGACTGTATTCGCCGAAGCAGTACGCTCAGCCGGCCGAGAGCTCGCAGAATCAGCGTGACCGGGTCGTGCTTATGTATGAAGCGCGCGATCTGGTGGACAACGCGCCGGAGATTCGTGAAGTGTCTCGCAAGTTCGGTCTGTATCTCACGCCGCACGAATACTCGCCGACGACTGGCGACCGCGATTTCAATCAGAAGGTCAGCGACTATTTTCACGACTGGTGCAAGAACTGCGACGTGACGAACCGGCACAGCTTCAAGAAGCTCGTGCAACTTGCGGCCGAAGAGCGACCTATCGATGGAGATTGCGGCTTCGTGATTCGCCGCTCGGGCGAAGGGCTCAAGCTGCAACTCGTGCCGGCGACTCGTATTGGCAACCCGAACGACACCGCGGTCGCGTCTAACAATTATTATCAGGGTATCATCACGAACGACTTCGGCCAGCCGGTCGCTTACCGTATTTACCGCGTAGATCGCAACGGCGTTTACTTCGGCGCTGAGGACATCCCAGCGAATCAGTTCGCGCATTATTTCGATCCGAATCGCAGTGATCAATATCGGGGCGTCTCAGATCTGGCTAGCGGAATACAGACGGCGCGGATGCTGCACGAGATCTTACAGGCCGAAAAGGCCGGCGTGCGCTTTTCGTCGCAGCAGGCAGCGCTAGTATTCAACGACCGCGGCACCGCGAACCCGCGCAATCTATTCCAGCCGAATCCGGCGATGAGCTTGCCGAATGGGCAGCAGCAGAAAAACGAGCTGACCGAGGTCGGCATGATTCGCTACTTTCAAAACAGCGACCGCGTCGAGGTCATGCCGTCGCGTCCATCGCAGGCGTTTACCGGTTTCGTCCAGCATTTAATGCACGAGATAAGTCTTTCGGTGGGTATCCCGGAGGGAGTCTTGTTTGGCACAAGCGACTTTAAGGGACCGAGCGTGCGGGCAGAATTTGCCGCGGCCGACCGAGTCTTCACGCGTCAGCAGGGCGTGCTCACCGACAAGGTCTTGGATCCGATCAAGGACGCGGTGATCCTCGATGCCATCGCCCGCGGCGAGATTGCGCCGCCGACGTTGCTCGCCGGCGAGACCATGGTGCAGGCGTTGCGCCGGGCGACTAAAGGCGAGTGGCGCTTCCCGGCCAAGCTCAGCATCGATGTAGGCCGCGAGTCCGCGGCGAACATGAACGAAAACCGCCAGGGCGCCAAGTCACTCCAGGAGATTGCAGCCGAGGAAGGCACCGACGCGTTCGCCAGGCTCGAGCAGAT